CAGTCGCAACTTCTGGAACGTTGGTTTTTTTCAACCCCGCCCAAATATTTTGATTATCAATAGCCGCACTTGTTCTAATGCAAGCTTCCCATGTAACTTGATTTTCAGTACCCCATTTGACACCTGTCCAAGCAGTTTGTCCACTGTCTAAGTGTGGTAATAAAATCGCTTGGTCTTGGTCAGCGCCTGCTGTTGTTAACGTAACCACTGCAGAAGTAGCGCTTCTAGTAGCTAACGCTGTCGTCATGTTAGTACCTAGTACTTCAAAGTTAACGCTTTTGCCTACTGCTGTTGAACCAGCTTTAAAAACTTTAACTGTTAATGTTCCAGATCCAAGATCTATCGCACCACCTGTAAAGTTTCCTAAAACAACTGTAACTACGTTTGATGCTGTTACTGATGCCGTTATAGTTAAGTCTGTAACATCAATACTCATTGTTGCTACCGCATAGTCTCCTAGTGCTGCACCTGTAACTGTTAAGTCTTCTGTTGCTTCATTGCCGTCCGCTATGCTACCCCAGTCTTTTGTTTCTGAGCCTTGTAGGTAAGCGTTAATAGCAGGAAGTTGATTAAAATACTCATCAAGATAATATCTTCGAGAGTCTTTCAATCCGTCACCGATCGTTCGATCAGAGACTAGTCCTGTGGATGCAGCTTTACTGATAACTTTAAAATTGTTCTCAGATCGTACTGATCCAGTAAATGTTGTGTTTGCCATAATATTCCTCCTAGAATATTTAAATGTAGTCCCTAGGGGATGTCGACTATACGCGTCTACATTTAAGTTTTTTTAAAATTTGTATAGTGAATAAAATATATATGAAATTTGAGTAGAGTGCAAGGGATCCCTGCATAAAAGTACGTTTTCAGCGATGTGGCGTTTATCTAAGTTGCCACAGAAACTTCGGGGGCAGAATTTTGAACTGCATTTTCCACGTCTGCAATTCTACGTTCTTCCAGCTTGATCTCAGTAATAATACCTTTAATTGTATTATCAATTTCGACCATATTAAGAGTATATTTACCACTTTGCTCATACTCCAACTGCCACCTCAACTCCAAGGACCTTTTCTGTTTGTATAGGTCTTCGGTCATGACTAACCTCCTCATAGGTTATTCTACGGGCATCTCTAAACATTCCCGTTGATTCCCATACTATACTTTTTTCTCCCAATTTGTCAAGGATTGATTGTTCAATAGAAGTGGCAGAATCCTCAGCTAAAACTTCAAATTTAGCGTGATGATCGTAAGCCCATATATGTACTAGGAATTTCTTAAGCATTTCTTACCTTATTTGCAAAATGTGGCGGAACTATGTCCCGCCACAAATTTATTTTAGATTACGCACCCTCTACACCGAAGATACCTCTATAGTCAGATACTCCAAATGAGTATCTTTCTCTAGCTTTGTATCTAACGTTGCCAGTATCGAAATCACCTTCCATAGCAGTTTTTAAAGCTGCTCTTTGGAACATTTTCATACCGTTAGGGATATCAGTAATGATGTACCAACTGTCTGTATCAGTTAAGAAATTGTTCACTCTATAACCTTGAGGAACCATTCCCATTGATGCTACAGCGTTGATATCATTATCTGCTGTTCCAGTTCTACCTGGAGATTTCATCAATCTCTCAATGTTGAACTGATTAGCTGAAGGAACAATTGCTTTTATTCCTCTCGCTGCGACTCTTATTCCACGTTCATCCGTCATGCCAGCAATGTCAATCAATGCTTGCTCTAAAGATGTTTCGTTTAAGTCTGCTTGCGTAGTTAAAGTATTTTTAACTTTTGTTCCGCTAACCGTTGCGTGATTAGTTGAGAACAAAGATACAGCATCACCAGAATCAAAATTATCCGTTGAAGGAAGACCTTGAATCAAAGGTGTTACTGCTTTTACTTGTTTCGCATTGGACATAGATCTTGCTAAAGCTTTTGTATATCTAGACGCAAGTCTGTCATACAAATTATCTTCAATCGCTTCTTCAGTGATTGAAAAAGCTAAAGCAATTGTGTCGTGTGTGTAACGTGCAGTGTAAGTTTCTTGTGCTTCATCGTAAGCAATTCCAGATCCTTCCACTTTAACGTTTGCGTTTGCAAAACCACTTAACATTACTTCTTCTTCAAAAGCTCTGTCTGATGATTCTGTTGTATAAATTTCAGCGTGCTGATTTTCATACTGTTTGTACTCCAGGCCGAATAGTGCATTCAAACCTGGTTCTAGTTCTTTCACTAGCTGTGCTCGTGATATAGCCATGTTATTATGCTCCTATTATGTTCCAGTTCCGACAAATTCGGACAAGTTAGAAACAACTTCTAGAGAACAATAAGCTGCTGTAAGGTCGTTGTTTTCAACTTCCTCAGCACTTCTTAATAATCTCCAAGAGTGTGTTGTTGCATGCGTTGCGCCGATGTCAAGAGTTGTTGTTGATTTACCTGTTGTAGTATCTCCGCCTGTATTAGCAGTTACAGAATACGTTTCCATAAATAGCACGTGAGCTGCAGGAACATTAGCTGCTACTGCTGCATCTGAAGCTATCGAATACTTCTGGAAAGGATAATCATTAACAAACGCTTGTGTGTCTTCACTGTTTGCTGGAGTAATTGTTGCATCGTACCAATGGGCCCATGTAGGCTTCAAAGTAGATGCTGCATTATAGTAGATTCCGTATAGAACACCGATCGTTGTAACGGTATCGGCGCTTTCACCAGTAATCATATAACCGCCTGACGATTTCATCGCCATGCCGTTAAAAAGATCAACTGATGCTGCGGAAGCAATCCAATATTGAGAAAGACCTTGAGTCGCAGGTGTGTTACCTAACGTCCCATTTGGTCTAAACCCAAAACCGGATGAGTTTCTATTAGCCATGTTATTACTCCTTAATGTTTACATAAATGTAAACGGGTTGATTTAAATCGATGAGTAGGAATAGTTAAAAAATTAACTTTTCTTTGTACCACCGAAGGTTACGCGAGACTGCCTGTCAACATTGATAGGCATACTCTTATGCTCTTCCCTCATTAAATCGTTTTCAACCGCTTCGTTCTGACCTTCTGCTTGTTTAGCAAAATATTCAGTCCGAGACTTCGCAATTTCTTCGGGTACCCTTGCGAGTACAAGGCCACCAACCCCGATAATCCCCTTGTATTTTCCTTCAGTGACTACAGGATAATCTTGATCTTTATATGCATCGGCTCTCACCAATTCATAACCGGATCTTAATCTTCCAGAGATATTTTTAGAATCTTGAAATCCTAAACTCTCTGCCCGTATCCATCTGTGCCTGAATCCATCAGGTGCAGGGGGTGCATCTAGAGAAGATGGAGGAGCCCACACTTTTGGTCTTTCAGTATTTGACCGTGTTTGGCTCGCACGAGAAGTTTCTTTTGTTTCTTTTTTCATATGCTTATGCTCCTTCCGTGAGTTTTATTTGTTTTGCATACTCTTCGAGTGGCACACCTAATTTTTTAGCTATTGCTACCTGTGAAGATGTGAGTCTCACAGTTGTGCGTCCAGGTCTTACGCTTCTCTGAGCTGAAGCAACCAACTGATTGGTCTTGGACGTTTGCTTTACATCACCACCTTTAGCAAATTTATGAGGAAAGTCAACTTTTATTCTTTTATTAACTTCAGAATAATAGTCGTCCGATTTAGGGTCGAATCCTTCATTTACAAGATCCTTGTGAATTTCAAAGGCAGTAAAGGTCATGGCTCGATCTTTGCCAAACCATGTGTTTTTACTAGCCCAAGCTTCTGCTTGAGGATCAGGCTCCGGTAAACTTTGTGGAGTTTGCTGTGGTAATCTTCCACCGTCTGATAGTTGCGCAGGTTCCTGTGCAACGGGTTTATTTGCTTTGGCTTGCTCTAATTTAGCATTATCAAAGGCTAATGTTGCAATTCTTTTATTAGCTTCGACTTGAGCTTTAGCATCTCCAGATTCAATAGCGCCTGCTAAATCTTTTTGTGCAGACTCCATTCCTGTTTTTACATTTTTCTCAAATCTAGACCAATAATCAGTATCCATTTTTTGAAATCGAGACTGATCTTCTTTTCTTTGTACTTCTAAAGCTTGAGCATATTCAACAGCAGCGCCTTCTCTACGTTCTGCTTCTCTCATTTTTCTTGTGAGTTTAGCAATACGTGATTGAACACCTTTACTGTATTCCTCTAACTTAGAATCATCTTCTTTAACTGGTTCTTCTTTTACTTCTTCTTCTTTAACTTCTTTTACTGTTTCTTCTTCCTTGGTTTCTATTACTTCTTCTTTTACTTCCTCTGGTAAAGTTACATCGACTTCAGGTCCTGAAGTATCTAAATCTACTTTTGGATTTTCTTGTTTTATTTTATTTTCCTCTGGCATAGTTCCTTCCTATGTTAGTATTTGTGCAGGATATCTGTTGGATCCTGAACCGTTGCTAAAATTTCATCTTCGTTTAAAAGACGAACTTCTCCACCTTCAATTTCGATACGTGATCCTGCATAACGAGCAAAGACCACCCAATCACCCACCTTGCACCACGGACCGTTTGGATATCTCTCTTTATCCTTATAACAAGCATCTCCCATCGCAAGTACACTTCCACATTGCGATGCAACTTGTTGTCTGTCTATAGTTTCATTTCCTAGTAGGATTCCGCCTTTAGTTTTTTCATCCATTCTAAATGGTAAAACTAGCATTCTCCAACCAGTAGGTTTGGGTAATTTTGTTTTTTCTTTTGTAACTTCTTTTTGTTCTTCTGATCTTTTTAAACCAACTAAATCTTTATTTGGTAAGTGAATTTTTTGTGTTGATGTCGACGACTGTTCCTTCATTTTGCTCCTTCTCATTAAGCAGGTTAGAGATTTCCTGTTTAGTTGCCTCTAAGGCGTTTATTTGTCCTATTATATACTTATATGTTTCCATACTGTCAACCCCTCCGGACGTTACCGAGATTGCCAATTGTTGTATTCTTTTATCTAAATTTCTTTGAAGTTTATAGATTATATTTTCTAGATTCATATTAAATCGTCGTAATATTTTTCATAACTTTCATTTGAAACAGGTACACCTGCTAAATCACTTTTAATATGTGATCCAATATATTTTTCTTTTGCAGGATATACAAAATCTTTTTTTGTTTCGCTTAATACTACTTCAGCCTGTTTTTTAATAGGCTTTCTAGAATTACCATTAAAGGGTCTATATCTTGGGTTTACCATTAGTCGTTTTTCAGTTTTTTTCTCATTCTTTTAGCCCAACCTGCTACTTTAAGACCTCGAGCTGATTCACTTAATTCTTTACTTAC